TAATCCAATATATCATTATAGTTCTGGTTTTCTAAAGTTGTTTAATAGTTTTACTGGTCTATCGTATTTCAACGCTAAAATGTTTTCAAGTGATGCGTTGGCTTTTCTAGTCATCGGGATAATGGTTGTTTCCATCATCAAGTTCCACGCTACATTTATTTCTTCTGCGTTTTGACTGAACGCTGAATTGTTTAATGTTGAAATACCAAGTAGCAGCGGGCTGGCGATTTGTTGTCCTGTTAGTATCGCCTGAACGCACATTTGTAATATTTCAGTATAGAATGTATCATTACCAGTATTACTGATGGCTTCAATCACAGGTCTTTCTTCACTTGAATTACTGAACGCCAACATAAGTTTCTGTCCTGATTTTCCTTGATAAGACCTTACTAATTCTTCGTATGTTTCCAGTTTTTCTTCAGGGGTAGGGTCTCCTATCAAACTTACAAATAAGTTCGGCATAAGTGATGCCGCTAAATTAGTTTTGTGAAACTCGTAGATTTCCGCTTCCAACACACAACTATCTATTGAAGATTGATATGGTGTTAGTGGATATGCTCTATTCATCGTTGGGGTATAATCCTTCCAATAAAACATTTCCCTACCTTCAAGGTTTTCCATATCTAATCCGTGAAACTTTACAACAACCCTTTTTTGATTTGTGTTCTGCCAATCTTCACAAAAATAAAAAGAGCCCCTTTCCCTTTCGTGTTCGTCCCAATCTTTTTTACCGACACGGACATCTTGGAATGGAATATGGTAGATACTTTCAATTCTACTACCATCACGGGATTTGATGCATTCAATACTATACCCGCCAAATAACCAAATGTCGTAAAAAATCTTGTAATATAATTCACTAATGGTCTCAAACTTATTCACAAGAACATTACCAAGACCTTCTATTTCAACCCCATTACCATAAGTCATATTTACCTTTGCATCAATCGCTACCGACATCGTTGGGCTGTGTTCCTTCACCTGCAGCACAAACTGCGGATAGTCATTTTTTAGCCCCCAAAGTATCCAGGGCTTCGCTCTTTCGGTTGCTTCCCTGTTTTCACGGGTGTCTAACCTGTTGATTTGATAATCAACATTAAACGAATGTATCTTTGGTTCTGGATTTTTTCTGTTTTCCATATAATATAAATATAAGTTATTCCTTTATTGTTTGTAGTTTAATTAAAGTCCGTATCTTGTCTTATAGTAATTCCAGTTTTGACTTACTTGTGTTGATGTAAATGCGTAATCATTCATATTTACTATAGATGTTGAACCAGCAAAGAACCTATAAAAATCACTTCTTGTTAAATAATATAAATCACTTGTATTTGTTGGTAATGTATTAGCAGCAGTTTTACTAAATATTAGTGTTCCATTGATATAACAAGAATAAGTTGTTCCTGATTTAGTCCAAACATATTGGCTCCAACCTGAAGGATATGTATATGTTGGTCCAGCAAAAAAGTTAGTAGCACTACCACCATTATATCTAAACCATTGACTATTGCCTTGGAATATCCAAGTTGAATAATTCCCATCATCAGGTTTATTTAGAATAAATTGATAATCGTTATTTGGATATGGACTAATATTTAACCAAGTTTCTATTGTAATATCACCAGTAATATCTAATGAAGAATTATGCGGTATTAAACCATATTGACTTGTCCCATTCCAACTTAAAGTTCCCCCGCTTAATGACGAATATGTTGGTGAATTATACAAAGTCATATCATTAGCATTTCCTGATATATCATACCAAACTGAACCTGAACCAGAATAAGATGATGGATTACCACTATCTAACGCTAAAATATTACCGATTGTGTGTGGTAATGGTAATGTAGCACTTGGGGTAATCGTTGGGGTCGGTGTTAAAGTAGAAGTCGCAGTAATAGTAGGCGTCGGTGTCGGCGTTTCCGTTTTTGTAGGTGTAGGCGTTAAAGTAGATGTCGCAGTAATCGTTGGGGTCGGTGTCGGTGTCGCAGTCCCTGTAGTCGTTGGTGTAATTGAAGGCGTTGGCGTAGGTGATGCCGTAATTGAAGGCGTAGGTGTTATACCATCACCATTCTTATAGTAGATTTTATTAGGTTCAACATTCGCAGTATTTCCTGTATAGAACTCGTTTTCAACAGGAACGAATATAAACGCTAAACTATTCAACAACTTTTCACCTGAAGGATTTAATGATGTTGAATTAGGTGGCATTTCATAAATCCCTAACCAATATTGGTTTTCATTTACAAGGTGTAAATTACAATCAGTTCCCGCACTATAAATATAGTTTTCAGGTTGGTTCTTAAATGTGTTAAATGTGAATACATCATAACGACCAGTATAAGCACTTGGGTAAGTAGATGTGCTGTTTTCAGGGTAGAAACTTACGATGTTTCTACCTTGAGCGTTCTGTAATCTCCACAAGTATCTTGGATTGGCACCAAAATCCCCCGTCTTGTATTGGGATACATTTACGAAGATGTTGTTAGTTGCGTTTTGTTCTATGTATATCATAATATTTTATCTAAATGCCATACCTATTATTGATTGTCTATCACCTGTAGATGCTCCTGCTGGGTTCGCAGTTATTGTTAAACTACCACTACCCACCATAGTAGTTGATGCTCCAGTATGGTTATATCCATTAAAGTTAGAACTTTTTACGCTATATATTTCAGTAGCATTAGTCCAACTCATATTCACATTTTTACTAACACAACTTGTAGATATTATTATATCATTATTAGTTAAACCTGTTAAAGTAATTGCTGTTGGTTGTCCGTTTAATACAAAGTTTTTAGCAACTGATACTGCCGTATTACTTGAATAATTTTGTAATCTAAAAGTTCCAATAACACAAGTATTCACCGATTTATTAAATGTTAAAGTTATATTCGCCGTTGTATTTCCTGTGCTTACAAAATAAATCATAGCCGATAAAGGTTCTCTTATCTGGAAATTACCTTCATTTATGTAGTCAAAAGAAGTAGATACACCATCAACTAAAACACTAGTCAATATAAGTGGGGTTATAGGTGGCCCAGTAGCATATACATACGCACTTATAGGACATACAATTAAACCAGAACCACCAATACTAATACCACTAAAAGTGAATGATGAACCTTGACTTACTAATTCCTGATTTGTAATATATGTTGCTGAAATTGGTTGTGGTGATGGACTTGGTGTCTGTGTATTTGTTGGTGTAATCGTAGGTGTCTGTGTAATCGTAGGTGTCTGTGTATTTGTTGGTGTAATCGTAGGTGTCTGTGTAGGTGTTGAACTTAAAGCAATTCCACCTTGAATGTAGAACCTAACAACCAAATCTAAATCTTGTATAGGACAACCATTACCCAAGTCAGCAGCAGGATTTACAATAGCAGTTTGTTTTGTAGCCCCTGAAACTAATAAACCACCATTCCAATATTGTTCCAAGTAGTCATATCCACCATACAGACCAATAGCCATATTGTAATTGAAGTTGATTGTTCTAACTTCATCATAGTTATTACCAGGCGTTAAACACTGCGTATATCCACCACCATAATTGATTTGATAAATTATACCCGTGTTGTTTCTAATCATTAGATTTACACAACTTCCATTACCTATTGTTCCACCAGTAGATACGATTGGAATTGGTGTTCCTAATACACTAACGGAAACCCCACCTGTGTATAATCCACCACCGCAATCAATCGCCAATAATCCCGTTTGATACGGGACTGCTGGTGATGATGTTGGGGTCATCGTGGGTGTTGGGGTCATCGTAGCCGTTCTTGTCGGTGTAGGTGTCCTTGTAGTCGTTGGGGTGATGGTTGGTGTGCTTGTATGTGTTGGTGTGTTTGTAATCGTTGGTGTAATAGAAGGCGTTGGCGTTGGCGTCTGTGTCTTCGTAGGCGTCGGCGTAGGTGTATTACTTGGTGTTGGTGATGGTGATGGGTCAGGAAACAAAATTGGTGGAACTTGTCCCCCGTAGTTATACACTTGTTCGCCTTGAAAATATTGTGTAAGTAATGATTTAACCTTCATTTTGTATTTGTTGATGAACCTGTTTGATTAGGTCATTCACATTCGTATCACCACATTTACCCATATTAAACAACTTGGTAAATATTAGGTCATCATTCCTGTAGAATAGAACCTTTATTGTAATTATTTCACTATGTAAATCAAGTCGTAAGTTGGTTAAAATATATCGGGTTATTGGGACATAAGTGTTGTCCTTTCTAATCCTTAAATCTTTTCTAACTTCCAACATATTTGGCTGAAAAAAATGGGGGAATTACCCCCCATTAAAAAGTAATTTTTTATTAGTTGTAGTAGATACTAAAACCTGTTCCTGCGATGAACGCAGACAAGGTAGTAGGAACTAACATTTCAGGAACACTAATACTTCCGTTAGAAGTAAGTGCTAAAGAATACAACTGGTCGTCGCCAGGCAAACTACCTGAAACTACGCCAGCTGTTTCAATAAACATTCCACCATCAGCACCTGCTAAGAAATACTTACCAGTTTTCAATTTCACGATGAAGTAGGACTGCACATTCTTTACGATTTGTTGGTAAAGATTTGTGTTTTCCTGTGAATATCCTGGAATTGTAAATAGCAGCTTTGTATTGAATGTGAAACCTAGCGATGGGATATTTACCGCTGTTTCTTCGTTTAGTGCTGCACTACTATTTCTAACAAGGTCAATTTGTTGCCAAGTTAAACCTGTAGTTGCTGCTGAAAATGTTGTAATATAACCATCACCATCATAAGTGATTGTAGCGAATTGAGCGTCTGTAGATGAACCTGTTGAAGTCAATACAAACAAACTATCCAAGCCTGGAACATTATTGACGCACGAAGCTAATTTTAAGCCCTGTGTGATTATGCAATTAGAAGCCATAATTTTATTTTATTTTATTTTTAATAAAAGTTTATGCTTCTAATTACGAAGCGATTACTACCTGTGATGGAATACCCACAGCAGCACCAACTTTAGCTGCTAATTTTAATCTCGTTTGTTGGAAATCGTAAGAATACCAGCTAATCGGTGAGCTAATATCGCTTAATAAATCGGTGCCCATCATCAAGTTTTCACTATTAGTCAAAATCATATAGCCTGCAGGTATTTCGCAGCTAATAGCGATTACATTTGTGAAAGGGATTTGGATTGCCATTTGTCCGTTTTCCAAAGTAATCGGGTTGAAATTGTAAAGGTTCTGGTTACGCAATGCTAATTGTAGCGCTTGAAAATCGTTGTGATTTAACGCCATAATAGTATTGATTACTTTTAATGGAGCAGGAAGTGATAAGATATAACTATCGCTAACGGCAACCGCATTCGCTGGGGTCATCGCTGTATATGATATACCTATTGTTTCTGCTGTGAAAGGTGCGCTTTCCAACTGCTCTATAACACCAGAACAACCATCAGCAGCAGTAGTTGCATTCCAAAACTTTCTTGAAATATAAACAGATGCTTTCTGTGCGATGTTCGTCATAAATGCTTCTTCAACTGAAGGAGCTAAATTAGGTGGGTAAGAACCTGGTGATAATCTAACAGACATAATTGTTCTGTTTAGCTCATCGTCGCACCAATTCTTTTGGATATTGTATTGGCAGACCTTCAATTCTCTTTCTGTAAGAGCGATTGTTCCACCTGTGAATGCACAGCTCGTTCCTGGAAAAGCAATATCGTCTATCGCACCCGTTTCATATACAGGAATTAGCTCGCCATATTTTATGTTTGGAATAACTTTGTAAGTAGAACTTTCAATAGTATCCATAACGATTTTTGTAAGTAAAAGGTCTGCATTAGCATTTAAGTAATCAACCATTCCTGTTGTATCAAAATCAAAGTTAAAAGATTTTAAGTTTTTCATAATTTTATTTGGGTTTTAATTTTTAGTTTAATTTTTTATTTTCTGTTATTTTCTTTCATCTGTCTCAATACTTCATAGCGTCTATCACCTGAAAAGGCGTTAGACATCAAAGTATCTTCTTTCAACGGATTATGTTTTGCTTCGTTCTTGAACGAATGTAATTCTGCTTTTAAGTCAGCAATTTCTTTAGCGTGAGCCTCAAACGCAAACAATACATCGTGTATCGCAGCCTTTAGAGCTTCCATTTGTGAGCTTTCAGTTGATGCGACAACACTATCAATAGGTGCGTCGTTAGATGTAGAACCATCTTCAGTTCCTTCTGTAATAGCATCAGCAATTTCAATCAACATACCATCAGCATCAATAGAATATGTCTTTAATCCGTCTGCTGAAGTGTAATCACCTTCCGCAATAACACTTAAAGTATTATCATCGTTTTTGATTGATATTTTGTCCCCTACAAGAAACTCACCTGAAGTTCCATTAGTGATGGTTTTACCATCAAACAAATCTACTTCTGCGAACTTGTGTGTTGAACTTGAAAACTTGAAACCGACTAGGTCTGCTACTTTTTGTAGTAATTCAATATTTTTCATAATTTTTTATTTTTTTATTGTTTATCATAAATATAAGATAAAAACCTTATATTCAATCTAAAGTCAAAAGATATAATGTCTCTGCGACTAATTGTGATATTTCGTCAATTTGGTTTTGTATCCAACTTTCTTGATAGATGTTGGCTCTTTCAGTTTGGACGAAGTCATATACCTTCTTGAAGTAAGTTATTACCTGTTCTTTTGATTGGTAATCAACCAATTCGTGCGTGGTGTATCCTACAGGTCTTCCGTAAATACC